GTCAACAAGCTTGTTGGCAGTCGTTCCGGTGGTAGTTCCAGATTTCGGATTGGTATAAGTGAAGTTCCCCAGGCTTACGTCCGCTCCGCTTCGATACAGCCTAGCTTCGTTCCCTGCGGTTGGATTTCCGCATCCCCAAAGGCAGGATTTGTAGTAAATAAGATATTTTAAAACAATTCCACCAGTAGCGTCACCCGTGGTTGTTCCATCGTAATATCTCAAAGTTTCTACTCCATTAGCGATAAATACCTTTCCTCCAGCCTGACAAAAATCAACTCTATTTCCTGTTGTCCAGGTTTGCGAGCCTATTCTTGAGGGCGTTCCTGATGTGCAGTCATAAAGCATACCTCCTGCCATCACCAGAAGTTTTCGGGTGGAGCCTGAATAATAAACGCCTATCCCGTCAACATTGGAGGCCCCGGCGACTTCGCAAAACTTAACAACCCCCGGTCTTTTAGCTACGGAGTTTTTACCTACCGCCCAGCAGTTCCAGCCGTCGGCTACTTCATTATCGGCAATCATCGTGGGCCGCGTAAAGAGATTTATTCCCTTGGATAAGTCTGTGTATTGTTGGGGTTTAACTTTCGCCATATTAGCTGTTTTGCATTAGTTTGAATTGATTCCCTTGGTCGTTAAGAGCAAATTGTGATTCTATTTCTCGGAGTCTGTTGTCGCATTCGGCCAAAGCTCGGTCAGCGTCCTCAAATGGGTCTGATTCGGCTTTCCTCAACATCCCGTAAGCGTATGCCACGATTGCTTCTTCGTCCGGGAATGGACATACATCGGCGTCAACCGCCATTTTTGATGGTCGGTAAGTGTGATGGACGGTGAAGGTGTCATCTGAAGGAACATTTAAAGAAAATCCGTTTATCATGTCGCCTGTAATCCAGTAATAAAGTCCTTCTGCAAGGTCAGAGTCTTGAGGTGAAATTTGGGAAAGTTCGCTTCCGGCAGAATTTACCACTTTAAGGGCGATTGCAAAATCAACAGGCAAGGCTCCTACTCCCGAGGTTGTGGCAACCGCTGATTCTTTCTGCATTCTTAACTTTTCTATGCAGTACTTAACAGCTCGATTAAAGGTCCTTATCCACAATGAAAGGGTCGCCGAGTCAGTTGGCAATACTCCATTTGTCTTGCGATCAGCAAGTGATTGCTTAAGGTCTGATAATAATGGTGCTGTGTAATTTATCATATTTTTATAAAATTCTTAGTTTACCCCTTAAACGAACTCTGCTTGCGTTTAGGGGGTAGAATAAGGATTCTATCCCAGCAGAGATGTTTTTAATTTTTCGGCTTGTGATATTTTTTTAAGGGCGTTTATCCAGTTGTTTATTTTTTGGAGTCTTAATCTCGGGTTGAGTATCTTGGAGTTAAGCGTTGCTTCCATCTGTCCTAGTATTTGCTGGTATGTTTCGATAGTGAAGTCATATCCTTTTTCTGCCATTTCTTCTTTGAGGTACTTGTCTATTTTGGAAACGTCCATTTTTAATTTAAAATCCCCTGCTATCAACTCTCTGAATCCGAAATATTCTTCCGCGTATTTGTGACCCTTGTTCAATTCCCACAAATCAAGTCTTTTTTCTGTCGGTGTCGCCTCATTTCCCGTTTTTGCTTCTATCTCTTGGGGTTTCGGCTGTACTGGTCCGGGGACTATGGGAGCTTTGACTTCTTCAGTGATAATTCTTTTTTGTATTTCAGACATAGTCTTTTATAAAACCGAATTTACCTTTTAAATTAGCAAGTTTCATCATTGAATATCCTATTTCATTCTCATTAAAACCACCTAAATGATTTATATGAAAATGCAGTTTATTTGGGCTATCCAAGAGATATGCCTTTAGGTCTTTGGGTCTGCGGTCGTTGTTGTAGCTTTGGTCTGCCACCCAATATCCTTCTTCTAGCAGGGCCTGGTACATTCCATCGCTTATCTGCCACCCGGGGGCCTTGAACCCCTTTGTCATTCCCAGCTTGCTTATCTTTTTTAAGTACTCTTTGCTCTCCTGGTAACTCCAATTTAGGCACTCCAGCGGGTTCGGGTGTACCCAGCCATGTGGGACGAGGTCTATCCAATCTAACTTTTGTATTTTTTTGAGAAATTCCTTTGAACATAATCCGGGTATTGTGAATAGGGTTATTTTAAATTCTGGGTTTCTTGATTTGATAAACATCAGCTTGTTGAGTCCGCTATTGGTTTCAGCAAAGTCATCTGCGTCTGCAATAATACATTGTTCTTTTTCTAAATTTGCGACCATAATCATTCCTCCGGATGTTTGGTAAAGCTTTAATTTACCAAAGTTTCCAAGCATTTCAACCAGGTCGGATGGTTCAAATTCCCAAATATGGCATGGATCTTTAATTGAATCCAAATATGGAACTGAAATTGAAACATGTCTTTTAGAGACTCTTATCAATTCTTCTATTGCCTCTTTCGGTCTTTCTAGGTGTTCCAGTGTTTCAGCACATAACACTACGTCAAAGGAGTTGTCGCTATATGGAAGTCTATAAATACTCCCAACCTTTGTGTGTTCAGCACGTTTCAACTGTTTTGCTTTTTTTAATCCCTCTCTTGAAATGTCAAATAATGTACGTTCAGCTTTGCCTCCAATAAACTCAAGCAATTCTCCTGAACCTCCTCCAACATCTAGTATTTTATCTCCTTTTTTAACTACTTGTGAAAGTGCGTTAAACCTCTCAATATCAATGTCATCTCCACTTTTTGTATAAAAATCATTCCAATATTCTTTTGTGTTGTAATTTGCAGAGTTTACTTTTCTCATTCTTTTTCTTCTTGATATTTCCTGTTAAAATATTGAGGATATGTTTCTTTTTGCTGTTCTGTCTGGTGTTCTATAATCAAATCTTCAATATACCCGACTTGTCCTCCCATTTGCCTGAACCACATATTAATATCTTCGTCTTGCCCCTTGGCTTTCGGCAAATCTTCCTTATATCTGTATTTTCGGTAACATTCTGTCGGCATTGGTTGGAAACACCCTCCGATAATATGGGTTATGCCCACGTTATGCCCAGCAACGTCCATTTCATCTATCCTTTGAGGTTGGTGGATAAGTCCTTCAACTTTCGGGCTCAACATAAACTTGAAATAAAATGGCGGAATTGCCTCATATACTTCAACCAACTCTTTTAAAATATCCGACGACACTATCTCAATGTCATTATCCATTTTAATGATAAGGTCATAATCCTTCTTTAAAATAACCTCTAGTGCTTGGTTTGAAGCCTTGCTAATTCCTTTATTTTCTTTGTTCAGAGCGACTATATTTAAATCTTTCTGATTTTTTAGCCATTCTTGTGTTCCATCCTCGCTTCCGTTGTCCACAATATAATGATCATACGGATAGCCTGCCCTGTCTTTTAAAGATTGGAAGCACTTTTTGGTCATTTCTAGCCTATCCCTTGTGAGGGTGAATATGGCAATTTTCATAGGTTATGTTTCTTTACCAAATTATCCAAGGCCTCCTGATAAGTCGTTTCCTTGCTGGCAGAAATTCCGCCCTGCTTGTATTCGGTTTCAAAGGTTATGTCTCCGCAATGTACGCCAGTTTTTCCGTTCTCCAACATTGTGAGCCAAGCGTCCCAGTCCTGCAGTCTTTTTACGCTCTCATCAAAGCCTGTAAAATCATTAGTTCTGACCAGAGCCATCGTGGAAACGATATTGCCCTTTTTATAATCCTTCAATCTTTCCGCGCTCCACGCTTCGTTGCAAGCTAGTCCTTGAGGTTTCCCATTGATTTTCCAAAGATACGCTCCGAAAGAATACGAGGCATCGCTGTTTTTCAAGGCTCTCATCATTTTCTGCACCGCCCAGGGTTTCCAGTCGATGTCGTTGTCCGAGAATAAAACATACGGAGTTTTTACTCTACTGATACCTATGTTTCTCATTTTGTTCGCTCCTTGTCCAAAAGTGTCCTCAATTCTGATAATTTCCTTAATATTGGGATAATTCTGTTTTTCGATTGACTTTAGCGTAATTTCGTCAGATTCATCCTTTCTTCGAGTAACCACCACGGTAACCTCTGGTTCGGGCTGACAAACTTTCTCGAAGACTCGGACATATTCAGGCAAAAACTTCTCGATATCGTAAGTTAAAGCGGTTTTTTTGGCTTCTTTGCCGATTTTTGTTCTCAAGTCTTTGCTTTCTATCAATTCGGAGAGGTGTTTTATCCATTCAGAGCTTGATTTTGCCAAATATCCGTCTTTTCCGTGAGTTATGGTCTTTGAATAAGGGTAAACGTCCGAGCAAACTGTCGGAACTTCACACATCGCCGCTTCTAAGAACTTGATATTGGATTTCCCTCGGTTAAATTCGTCGTCTATCAAGGGAGCAACTAAAATATCCATCCCCAATCCTGCTAGAAACTTCGGGAATTCCTTATATCCCTGGGTACCGAATACCATTTCTTGTCTTGGAAGTTTCTCAAATATCTCGCTCATCCACCCGATATGATGAAACTCCACATTGGGGTATCTTTTGACAATCTCTTTGACTACCGGAAAGAAAACCTGCACGTCTTGCTCGTGTGTCGGACCATTGACCCATCCAATCTTTACCTTTTTGCCACTGTTTTTCTTAATAGGAACTTTCCAAATATTCCGGTCAATCGCATTAGGAATAACATATACATTCGGATTATATGCCCTCATAGCTTCAGCCAGGGGTTCGGTTGAACAGACAAGTGCATCAGCCTCTCGAAACAGGTATTGGAACGTCTTATACGGCTCTGTACCTGGGGCTAGTTCGGTATAGACGTAGTTGTCAGGATGAACCTTAAATACGTTGTCGTCTATATCCACAATCAGCTTCTTTCTCATTACGTCCCTAAGCGTCAACAGATGGTTCACGGCAACTAGGTTATCGACATATTTGATATAGATAATGTCGTTTTTGCCTATTTCCTCGGCTATTTCTTTTCTTCTTTCTCCACCAAGGTCGAACTTTCCTACCGTAGTGGTGTTTTCCAGTTTTTCGATAGGATTGATAATTCGATACCAGCCTATTCCGCCATAAATTCCTTCTGCTCCTTTTCTATTCCAGTCGGTCCATGCCGAGAACACCTTAAATGGATTCTTATATTTCGTATTCGTGAGGATTGAATTTTTGGTTGGCATATTCTTTAAGATTGGATTGAAACCAATTAGGATTTAGAACTAAAAACTTATAAATTTTGGCTTTCCTTTTCAGCTCGTGGAAATTAGGTATCGGCATTGTGTAGTATTTATAGATTGGGTTTGTATAGGCGTTCATTCTTGATGGTATCGAGAATAATTTTAGCCTTTTATATAAAACCTCATCTATATCCCTAAACCTTCTGCCTTTTAAAACTGTAAAGCCTAACTTTCGAGCTTCCTTTTCAAACCTTTTATTGGTTGACCTCATAGCTTTATCAATACGTCTTCAATATCCAAAATTATATACTTCTTGCCACTTATTGGCATATCAAGCAATCCCGTGCGATTGATTAACACCTTGTCTCCCTTTTTAAGTCTTTCGTCTAGGCTTAGCACCACTGTCGCTTCCCCAATAATGTTGGGATTTGATTGTGGAGCTTCGGGTTCACCTTTTTTTGGTTTCTTTGGCTTCCATTCTTTTTCTTGTAAAAGTACGGTCGCAGAGTTTATCAGCTTCATAGTTTACAGAGTTAATAATTATGAGCTTAGTTGGAGAGGCAGTGCCTCCCCTATAAGCCCATTATTCAGTTTTATATTCCGTATGTTTTCACAGCGATTACCCAATCTGAGTTAAGGGTTTTAGCTGCAAATGCTGGGATTTTCCAACCAAGAGTTTTGTACATCTTGAGAGGATTGTCCGTTGAATTTGCATCTTGCAAAATCATACCAGTTCCTTTACCACCAATCTTTACCATAGCTGCACATTCCTTTCCTCCAATAAATGAAGAATAAACATTAGAATATGAAGTTTCGGTTTTTTCGTTGTTGGTTTCATAAACCTCAACACCAGCAATTCTTCCTATTTCACCTGATTTGATCTGCTCAGGGGTCTTGTACTGGTTAGCGAAACTGAAAGAACCAGCTCCTGTTACGGATTCACCACGAAGGTCGAAAGTTGCTGGAAGTGGCAAAACACCTTTGAAAACATTGCCCTCGAAAACGACAGCTTTGTTTCGTTTAAGGGTTTTCACTGCCTTCCTAAGCTCCAATACTGACATTGTATCAGTTGAAGCGATAGCGGAAGCGTGAGCTTTGCTGTTTGCTAGCTGAGCTGTAGCTCCGGTCGCCAACTCGTCCCTAAGGAGAGTGTCGATAGTTTCTCCAGCTTGCTGTCCGTGAGCTTCAGTTCTTTCTTTAAGACCTTTGTCGAAAGTAGTAAGTTCAAAAAGACTTGATACTTTCTCAAAGTCTCCGTATTCAGCAACCAAAGCTGACACTTGAGTTGAAGATGTAGAAACTGCGGATGGATTAGTCGCTTCAGTCAAAGCGGTTGTGGCTACTACCCTTGGGGTCATTCTGTCGAAGAAAATGACTTTTCCGCTGTTAGCTGGAAGGTCTTTTTCCGTAAACAAAACATCATAGGTCAAAGCCAATTTGGCTCTTTCCAAGAATACGTCGTCATAGT